GATTATTTGACGCGACTATAGGCTAGCGGTAGTATCTCGGGGAATGGTTGCAATGGCCCACAACATCGACGGCGAGGAGTACCTCACGATTGCTGAGGCAGTCGAATACATGGGGTGCACCGATGGATGGATTCGGCACCTGCTCCGCAAGGACAAGGACGAAAAGGGCAAGCTCGAAGGCCGGCAGATCGGGCAACGGCTCTGGCTCGTGAAGAAGTCATCCGCCACTCGCATCCGCGAGGAGCTCACGACTAGGGCGAAGGGGAAGAAGCACCTCGCCCGCCGCCCCGCCGCCCTCCGCAAAAAGCCCAAGAAAGCGGCTCGGCGGAAAAAGTAGGGTTTTCCCCGGGGAAAACGCCCCCCCAAAAATCTTTTCTCACGGGCTGGACGCCCAACTACCGATAGGTATAATATGGGCATGACGCGGACGAGTGAGCCGCGAGACACCAACGCGAAAGGGAAAACGATGACCAACGCCGAGTTCAAGAACGCCGCCGAGATTGCAAAGAGCACCGCCGACCTTTCGAGCATCGACACCGAGGTGCTGTTCGGCTACGGGCTGCGGAGCTTCGCCCCGGTTGCCGCCACGCTTGAGACGGTTGCGGCGGTGATTCGATGGGACTGCCTCATGCTCAATGGCGAGTTTGATTCGCTCGCTCTCGACAACCTGCACAACATCTTCCGCCGCAAGGTGACGGTTATCTGACCCCCGCCCCCACCCCGGCGGCAACTTCGCCGCCGGGGCTCACGACCACGAGACACAAGGAACCCGAACGATGAACCTCGACCAGATGACCACCAATGGATGCACCAAGGCGATGGAAGCCTGCGTCGCTCGCCTCCGCGTTATCGGCTGGGCGAACGCTGACATCAGCCACCACGCCCCCGAGCTCACAGCCCGGCTCCGCGTCGCCTGCAAGGCGTGCCTCGATGACGCGGTTCGCGATTTCGCGGACGCGATGAAGTCTGGCATGAGCGGCTTCGCCGTGCCGACCTTCTACGCGACCTTCGCCAACGCGGGCATTGCGGTCGCGAACGAGTTTGACGCGGCCCAGGCTGACGAGTTTCACGCCGACTACGCCGCCGCGTGTGCGGTGGAGTGAATCAACCTCAAACGAAAGGAACCTAAGCGATGACTCCCGAACTCTCCGCCCTCCTCGAGTACGGTGCTGCCTGCGTTCGAGTTGCCCCTCGCGACAAGCGACCGCTCGGGCAGGCGTGGCACACCCTCGCCACAACGGTCTCCGAAGTCATCGACGGCTGGCTCGCGGGCGGGCACAACCTCGGCATCCTGCTCGGCACCGCGAACCTTATCGACGTTGAATACGATGACGAGGACGGGCGGGCGTGGCTCGCGGCTCGCGGGCTGCTGAACATCGAAACGCCGACCTGGGCAAGCGGCAGGGGAGAGCACCGGCTCTTCCGGCTGGCCGGCGAGCTTCCCGCGATGGGCTGGCGGAAGGTGGGCGGGGCGGAGATCCGCTTGGGAGGCAAGCCCGCTCAATCGGTGCTGCCGCCGAGCCGGCACCCCAGCGGGCGGGCCTACTCGTGGCTCGTCTCGCCGCTCCAGTGCGGGCCGGCGGTGGTGACGCTCCGAGACCTGGGGCTGGCAACCTGACCGAAAACCCCGTTTTCCCCGCGAAAACAGGGGGTAGAAAAATCTTTTTTGCTGGGGCTGGACAACCCAAATACCGATACCTAAGATATGGGCATGACGCGGGCAAGTGAGACCCGCAGGACTCGAGACGAAAGGGACCGAACGATGAATACCACCAAGACCATGACCGCCGCCCGCGAGTTTGTTGCCGCCGCCCTCTCGGCTGGCTGGAAGATCAGCAGCCGCGAGAACATTGTGACCATCACGAAGCACTTCGCCCCGAACGACCGCGACGCGTTCGTCCAGCTTGACGGCGAGTACTACGGCATCCTCTCGCTGGTCAAGGCTCGGGGCGGCAGCATGTGGGGCACCGATGGCTCGGGTGTCGGCGGCTACTCCGCGATGCTGCACGGCTGCTTCACGATAAACGTGAGCGGCGTCAGCAAGCAGATGATTGACGCCATCTACAAGGCCTGGGATGAAGTGCTCGACGCCGAAGAGATTGCCGCCTGACTGCCAACCCCGCCCCGCGGCACCAGGGCCGCGGGGCTCACCACCACGAGAGACAAGGAACGACACGATGACCATCGAACAGAAGAACGGCAAAATCTCCAGCATGATTCTCGCCCGGATGCACACCGGGCAGCCCCTCATCGAAGCCTTTGATGCCGTGCTGGGCGCGGGCACCTTCACGCGAATCGCTGGCGAAGTGTGGGAATCACTTCAGCCGGCCACGCCCGAGCCCGTCCGGTTCGAGGTTGGCGTGTCCTACTTCTGCCGCAGTGCCTGCGACCATGAATGCGTGTGGCACTTCCGCGTGATTCGCCGCACCGCTAGCAGCGTGTGGGTAGAGGTCGACGGCAAGGAGTGCCGCCGAGGTGTCCGCGTGTGGGATGGCGTTGAGAAGTTCGAGCCGTTCGGCCGCTACTCGATGTCGCCCGTTGTCTCTGCGGATCGCCGCTCGATGGCTCTGGCCCAGACCGCCTAACCGACTCCCAAGGTGGGGCCACCCGGCCTGCCGACTGCTGCGAAACGGGTGGCACTTTTGGATTCTTCACCGCCAAGGAGGGCACCATGAACGCTGATTTCTGGCTCGAGCTTGCGATTGTCGTGCTGCGGATTCTCGCCGCCGGGCTTTCTGGTTGACGGAACTACCGCTAGCCTATAGCCTACCTACCGCTATTAGCAGCACACCAACGCAAACACCATGAAAAACAGGCCGAAAGCAACGCGGGAAAAAGTCGCTTGACGCCGAATGAGGGGGGCGTAGGATACGCCACCCCAAACGTGAACAAACGTCCAGCACAGCCCCCCGAACGAAAGGCAGCCTACCCATGATTGCGACCCCCGACAACCGCCACCCCGGCGACGCCGAAGCCTCGGCCGCCATCGCGGGGATGGCTGAGACCTACGGCTACCAGCCGGCCCCCGGCGACCGCGTTGTATGCGAGCGACCTTTCCGCGGCGACTACGCGCAGGGCGAGGTGGTCTCCACGAACGGCGTGTACGTGATGGTCGAGGTGGAGGGCGAGCGGCTCGCCTACTACCCGCACGAACTGCGGCTCGTCTCGCGGGCTGAGTGAACGCACAGGAGAGCCGGCGGAGCCGGCGACGCCAAGGAAGGGACGCTGCCGCGGACTCAAGGACGGGAAAGCGGCTTTTTCAAGAACGAAACGACAGAAACGAAGGGAGTGGCAGATGGTTCAGATTCGCAAAGCCCGCCGCAGTGCTACGAAGTTGCGGCTCTTGCTCGCCGGCCCCAGCGGCAGCGGCAAGACCTGGGGAGCCCTAAGCATCGCGAAGGGGATGGGCGGCAGGACGGTGGTCATCGACACCGAGGAGGGTTCCTCGGATCTCTACGACCACCTGCACGAGTTCGATGTCATCGACCTCCGCCCGCCGTTCAGCCCAGAGGCGTACATCGAGGCAATCACTGCGGCGGAGGCGGCGGGCTACGAGGTCATCATCATCGACTCTGTGACCCATTGTTGGAGCGGGCCGGGCGGCTGCCTGGAGATCCTCGAGGATGTGGCGAAGGCCCAGTTTCGCGGGAACACATGGTCGGCGTTCTCGGTCATCACGCCCCGGTGGCGAGCGTTCGTGGACAAGATTCTCCGCTCGCCGGCTCATGTCATCTGCTGCGGTCGCTCCAAAACGGAGACCGCGCAGGTTGATGACCACGGGAAGAAGAAGGTCGCGAAACTCGGCATGAAGCTCGAAGCCCGCGACGGGTTGGAGTTCGAGTTCACTTGCTGCTTGGACATCATCCACGACGGGCACTACGCGACTGTCAGCAAGGACCGCACCGGGCTTTTCCAAGGCGACCCCAAGCCGATAACCGCCGAGACCGGCCGCCGGCTGGCGGAGTGGCTCGCGGGTGGCACAGCGACCGAGAGCCCGGTGGTCGCCAAGGCTCGCCAGTTCATCGGCTCGGCCAGCACCGAGGCAGACCTCAAGCGGGCGACGCGGGCCATCGACCAGTACCTCGCCAAGAACGAGCTCACTGGGGCTGAGTGGTCGACGTTGACCGACGCCATCACGGCGAAGCGGGAGCAGATCGTGCCGGCGGCGGGCGAACCCGTCGCGGCTGAGTGATTGAACGGAACCTACGGAAAGGAACCACAGAGATGGATTTCATGATTGAGGATCAGGCGCAGGATGCGGTGGTCGAGCGGGACATCGTGCCCGCCGGCACGCATCGGATGGTGATTCGCTCGGCCGAGGAAGGCCCGAACGAATACAAGACGCACGAGACCAACCCGAACGGCGAGTGCCTCAAGCTCCGCCTCGCGACGGTCGAGGGCAACTATCGGTTCGTGTTCGATGACCTGCCGAAGCATCTCGGGTGGCGGGCCGCCAACCTCGCCGACGCCCTGGGCATCAAGGCGGTCGACGGTCGGCTGACGCTCACGCCGGATGACTGCCGCGAGCAGATCGTGATGGTGGAGGTCAGCCACTACACGAGCAAGGCGGGCAAAACCTCCGCCGTTGTGAAGCGGTACGTGCCCGCGAGTGTGGCGGAGAAGGCGAAGCCCGCGACGATCCGCACCCGGCCGGCGGTGGCGGCGACCGCTGGCGATGACATTCCGTTCTAGGACTTTGCGACCGGCCCGCCCTGACCGCAGCGGCTGTCATCGGAGCCGCATGGGTCGCCTATCGGGAGTGGCGAGTAACCACCGACGCGAGCCCGGCGACACGGGCCAAAACACCAGAGGAAAGGAAGCCCATGAAGACCGCCCCCGCAATTGCCGCATCGGCCGTTGCCCAAGTCATCCGCAAGGCGTTGGCCCAGGACGAGAACACGCCAAATGACGAGCGGCTTTCGTTCCGCGTGCTCGCCGAGAAAGCGTTGCCGCTACTCGAGCATCTTGCTCGCGAAGAGGAGCAGGCATCGTGACCGACCGCAAAGAACTCTATGTCGGGCTCATTCACGACCGGGCCAACGCCGAGACCGGCATCGGGGTCTACACGATGTCGGGAGTGCTCAGCACGTGCGGCAAGTTCGTGGAGCAGTACCGAGACATGGGATGGAAGCTCGAGCCCGTGCGGCATCCGCTTGACCATCACTGGCAAGAGACGCCCGCGAAAGCGTTGGCGGTGCTGGCCGGAAAGGTGCGGACGATTGGAGAGCGACTGATTCGGCAGGCGGATGAGTTGGAGGCGGGAGCATGAAGTTCATCGACCTCGCTCGCGGCTACATCGCGGCCCGCTCTATCTCGGCCGCGTACCGCCAGCACATCACGACCATCGCGAATCGCGTGGGCGAAGTCTCGTCGCAACGGCTGAACCAGTACCTCGTCAAGCGGCTCGAGCAGGTGAGCGGCATCACTGCCCGCAACGAACGGACCATCATGCTCTGCGTCTGGCGGTGGGCATATGAGCAGGAGCTCATCGACACCGCCCCGCGTGGCATCGGCAAACTGCGGGCACGGCGGAAGCCCACGAAAGCCTGGACGCTCGACTCACTCAAGCGGCTCATCGACGCCACGAAGCAGCACGACGGGCGGCGGCTGCGCACTGGTGCGGATCGCGGGCTCTTCCTCCGCTGCTGGATTCTGCTCGCCTATGAGACGGGTGCCCGGCTCGGCGATGTCATGGCGTTCCGCCGCGAGCACCTGAACGATGACGCACTCGCGTGGACGCAGTCGAAGACGGGCGACCCGCTGACGCGACCGCTCACGCCGGCCTGCCTGACCGCCATCGACGCGATGCTCGCGGGCTCGCCCGACGGCAGCATCCTCGGCTGGGCCTGCGGTCGCCGGCAGGCTCTGCGGCTCATGCGGGAGCTCATCGACTCCGCCGGGCTGGAGGGCTCGGGCAAGTGGTTGCGACGCTCGGGCGCGACTCACTGCGAGATGCAGCAAGCCGGCTCGGGGCGGCTGCACCTGGGGCATAGGTCGCCCGCACTGTTCGAGCAAGCCTACTGCGATTGGTCGCAGTTGCGAACGAAGACGCCGCGAACGCCGGCGCTCATGTAGGGAACTGGGAAAGGGCACAAAGTGATAGCAGCTACCGATACCTCATACGTTGACTTCCTCGCGTCGAAGCAGCAAGTCGAAAGCAATCACGGCTTCGAGCCTGAGTGGATGCCGGATTGGTTGTTTGACTTCCAGAAACATCTAGTCGAGTGGGCCTGCCTCAAGGGCCGCGGCGCGGTGTTCGCCGGCTGCGGGCTCGGCAAGACGCCGACTCAGTTGGCGTGGGCAGAGAACGTCGCCCGCAAGACGGGCAAGCCGGGCCTCATCCTCACGCCGCTGGCGGTCAGCCACCAGACGGTTCGCGAGGCTGAAAAGTTTGGCGTTGAGGCATACCGCTCGGCGACCGGCAAAGTGATGCCGAACATCACGGTCACGAACTATGAGCGGCTCAAGCACTTCGACCCGGCCGACTTCGGCGGGGTGGTCTGCGACGAAGCCTCGATCATCAAGCACTGGAGCGGGGCAACGCAAAAAGCGGTGACGCGGTTTCTGAACAAGATGCCGTATCGCTTGCTCTGCACCGCGACCCCAGCCCCGAATGACTACATCGAAATGGGCACGCACTCCGAAGCCCTCGGGGAGATGACCTATAGCGAAATGCTCGGGATGTTTTTCCGGCAGATCAGTGATGACGAGAAAAAGCGGAAGGCTACCGCGGATGACATCATCCACAGTCGCCGCCTCTCGTGGCGGGTGATTCAGTCAATCGGCGAATACGCGATGAAGCCTCACGCGTTCGAGCCGTTCTGGAAGTGGGTATCGTCGTGGGCCAGGGCGTGCCGCAAGCCGTCTGACCTTGGCCCCTACGATGATGCCCGCTTCGCCCTGCCCGAGTTGATCCGCCGCGATCACATCGTGACGCCCCGCAAGGCACCGCCTGGATTCCTATTTACGATCCCTGCCTTCGGGCTGAATCAAGAGCGGGGCGAGCGGCGACGCACGGTTGAAGAGCGGTCGGAGTTGGTTTGCGACTTGACCCGCGAGTCTGACTGTGCGGTCGTGTGGTGCCAACTTAATGACGAGGCCGACCGGATCGAGGCCGACGTTTCTGGGGCCGTGCAGATCAAAGGCTCGCTTAGCCTCGAAGAGAAAGAGGAGCGGCTGATCGCGTTCCTCGACGGGCAGGCTCGCGTGCTTGTCACGAAGCCGAAGATCGCAGGACTAGGGCTGAACCTTCAGCACTGCGCCCACGTCGTGACGTTCGTCGATCACTCGTATGAGCAGTTCTATCAAGCGGTTCGCCGGTGCTGGCGGTTCGGCCAGAAGCGGCCCGTAACGCTTGACGTTATCGCCACCGAGGGCGAGATCAACGTGCAGAAAAACATGGACCGCAAAGAGCGTCTCGCGGAGCAGATGTTCAAGGCGATCACGCAGTTCATGAATGAGAGTCAGAAGGTAAGGGTTCAGTACGCAAACAACGAAACGGAGATGCCAGCATGGCTTGCCGCGACCAAGTGATCACCGACGAATACGCGATCTACCACGGCGACTGCGTCGAGGTCATGAAAGACCTGCCCGATGGATCGGTTCATCTTTCGATTTACTCGCCGCCGTTCGCTGGTCTGTATCAGTACAGCAGCGACCCGGCCGACATGAGCAACTCGAAAAACTATGACGAGTTCATGGAGCACTACGCTCACGCGATCCGCGAGATCCATCGCGTGACGATGCCGGGCCGGATGACCGCCGTTCACTGCCAAGACATCCCGATTCTGAGGCCGAAGGATCATCACCTGTCGGACTTCCCAGGCGACATCATCCGGCTGCACAACAGCCTCGGCTGGAAATACTGCGCCCGCTACCACGTCTGGAAGGAGCCGCTGACGGTTCGCAACCGCACGATGGTCAACTCGCTGCATCACAAGACGCTATGCGAGGACTCCACGCGGTGCTCGGTTGCGAACGCCGACTACCTGCTGATCTTCCGGCGATCAGGCGACAATCCGGTGCCGGTCGATCACCCGACAGGGCTCATGAGCTACGCCGGCTCGCGCGAGGTGCCCCCGGATCTGCTGCACCTTCGCGGGCACAAGGGCAACCAGATCGAAAACGGCTACTCGCACTGGGTCTGGCGGCAGTACGCGAGTGCTTTCTGGGATGACGTTCGCATCGACCGGACGCTCGGCACCGGCGCGAGCCTCTATTCGAGCAACAAGGCCGACAAGGATGAGCCTGACGAGAAGCATATGCACCCGCTCCAGCTTGACGTTATCGAGCGGGCTTGCGTGCTCTGGAGCAACCCCGGCGAGACGGTGCTGACTCCGTTCCTCGGGGTCGGAAGCGAAGCCTACGGGGCGATCCTGAACGGGCGGCGGGCAATCGGTATCGAGTTAAAGCCCGCCTACTTCCGCCAGGCTGTCAAGAATCTCGACCGGGCCGCCCGCGGGCGGGTGGAACGCGAGGCATCCGTTTGCGAACCGGAGGCCGTGGCATGAAAGCCGTTGACAACCTGCCACTCTTCCGCCGCACCGATCCGGCCACGAGCAAGGCCGCCGGCGTTGCCGCACGCGAGTTCCTGGGCGACCACGAGCGACGCATCCTCGAGGCGCTGGCCGCTGGGCCGGGCACAAAGGACGAGCTGGCGGCGCGGTGCGGGCTGACTGAGCAGCAGGTAATCCGGCGTCGCGCTTCGCTGCTGCGGTCTGGACGTGTCGTGTTGACTGGTGACACGCGACGCACGGCGTCGGGACATCACGCTGAAGTATGGAGGCTGGCATGAAGACAATCGACGGCATAACTATCGACCGTGAGTTTAAGAACCTTATCCCGTCAATCAGTGACGAAGAGCGAAAGCAGCTCGAGGAAAACATCGTCGAGTTCGGCGGTGCCCGCGACCCCCTGGTTGTCTGGAGCAACGGCGACCGCGACATCCTGATCGACGGCCACAACCGCTACGAAATCTGCACGCGCCTCGGACTGAACTATCACGTCGAGGCGATGGAATTTGCGTCGCGCGACGAGGCCGCAGACTGGATCGACCGCAACCAACTGGGCCGACGCAACCTGTCGCGGCAGGATTACAAACTGTTGCTGGGGCGGCGATACAACCGCCAAAAGCAAGACAGGCACGCAAGGCCAGGTAACGACAACGCCTCAAAAAACGCGGCGGAAAAAGTTGCCGCCGGGAATACGGCGAAGAGGCTGGCAAGCGAGCACGGAGTCACAGAGAAGACCGTCCGCAACGCCGGCAAGTTTCAGGCCGCTGCCGCCAAGCTCGGCATCGAAAAAGAGATCGCCGCCGGCAAGGTAAAGGCGACCGAGGCCGAGGTCGTCAAGGCAGCCAAGACGCTGCCGGCGAAGCCGACGCGCGAGCAAGTCGAAAAGGCTCGCGAGGAAGTCGTTGCCGACCGCCCGAAGCGTCGGGCCAGCAAGCCGGCAGTCGAGGTGTTCAAGGCGTATCCGCCGACGCGGTGCCTTGAGGCGGTGGCGTTCTACGCACAAGCGTTTCTTGAGCGGTGCCCGACTCGTGCTGACGAGTTGCGTTCCGCTCTTGTTGATTTGATCGCGTCGTGTGACGCGACAAAGTGAGGAAGTCAGGAAGAAAGGAATCTGACATGAGCTACGAGCTGATTGGCACCCCGCGTGCACACAAGGTGTCGAAGTCGATGGCCGAGAAGTGGTCCGGGATGGAGCAGGTCCGCAACGACCGGCCTTTGTCGGTGCGCCGCGTCGAGGCCTACAAGAAGATGGCCGCTGCCGGCCTCATGCGTCCTGTGCACTGGGCCAAGGCCCACTGCTTGGAGACGCAGGAGAACTACCGCGTCAATGGCAAGCACACGAGCACCGCGTTCTCGCAGATGGAAGACCTGCCGGAAACCTTGCAGGCCTACGTCGAGGAGTACCAGTGCGACACGCTGCGTGACGTTGCGGAACTGTACGCCACGTTCGACTCGCGGATCACCATCCGCACGACGAGCGACATCAACAAGTCGTTCGCGGCCGTTGACCCTGATCTGTGCGACCTGCAGGTCAAGGTCATCAACATCGGGATCTCGGCCATCTCACTGTGGAAGTGGGGTTTGGCCTACGAGAAGGTGCCGGCCGCTGAGCGTGCCGAGTGCCTGTTCGACCCGGACTGCAAGGCGTTTTTCCGTTGGCTGTCGGAGATGGTCAACGACTCCAAGGCCAACAAGCGGCTGCGTCGTGCTCCGGTGGTGTGGGCAATGTACGCGACGTTTCGCAAGTCGCGGAAGGCGGCGACTGAGTTCTGGACGGCAGTGCGTGACGAGACGGGAACATCTCCTGCGATGCCAGACCGCAAGATCTCGCGGTGGCTGATGGAGAACGCTGTGGATTCCACCGGGCGTCGGGCCGGCGCGAACGAGATGTACGCCCGCTGCGTCATCGCCTGGAACGCCTGGCGCACGGACGGGAAGACCAACCTGGCGTATCACCCGGACGCCAAGCTGCCCGTCGTGAAGTAGCACACGCCGCCCCCGTGATAGGCACGACGCCGCTTCGACGCGGCGGGGCGGAATGCACCAAGGAGGGTGACTGAGATGTACCCGGGGCAGGTACTGACTTGCGGTGAGTACGCGACCGAGCCGGATTCAGTGGCCGCACTGCTGTCCGTTATCAACCGCGATCATTGGCTTGTCAGGCAGGAAGTTCATGGATGGATGCTGCAGCCACGGATCGACACTGAGGGCAGCGGCAATCCAAGGATCGACATGATCTTGCAGCCGACGCGGCTGCTCATGGAAGCCGGCTGGCGGTACGGGATGGTTGGCATCGAGTGCAAACGCTCTGGCGTAAAGCTAGGTCGCGTCATCTCCCAGGCGATGGACTACACACGCTGCGTTTGGGAGATGCCGAGTGGCATTGATGTGATGACGAGGATGGTCTTTGTCTGGCCGTGCGACAACGTCAAGTCAGACATCGAATCCGTGATGATTCAGCACCGCATCGGTGTTGCGTGCCTGAGTCATAGCGGCGAACGCTTGAGGATCCGTGTTGGCGAGACGGTGGTTTACGAAGACCTAGGTTCTGGCTTGGGTGCCCGCATTGCCAAGACGATTCCCGGCGGCAGGAAAAGAGGAAGCCGATAATGGACGCTCTCTCCCAGTGCATTGACTTCCTCGGCTGCCTCTTCGAGCCCGAGGACATCATTGAGTTTCGCCCGCTCCCGCCATCCGCGGGCCGGCGGTGGGCTCCGCTTGCGGAGCTCCCCGAGATCGTCGATTGGCTGCACGGGCTGAACACTGAGCAGCAACGCGTGCACGCGTACTTCGGGGCCAATCCGAGGAAGGCGAAAGGCGTCTCCCAAGCGGAAGGCGTGGCTCTGGCCCGATGCCTGTTTGCTGACTTCGACGGCGGCACGATCCTCGAGGACGCCTACTCGCGGATCAAGGCGGCTGGGCTCCCGTGGCCGACAGCCATCCTTGAAAGCGGCGGCGGTGTGCACGCATGGTGGCGGCTTGAAGAGCCGATGACCGACGCTATCGCGTGGCACGAGCGCATGAAGGCTATCGCCTCGGCCCTCGGCAGCGATCAGAGCATCTGCGATTGGCCCCGCATCATGCGGCTGCCCGGCTTCGTCAACTGGAAGCACGAGGCCCGGCCCCTGGCGGTGCTCTCTGACAGCGACGCGACGCGGATCTACCCGCTGGCCCGGTTTCAGAAGACCGCGACCCAGAGTGTGGTAGTGACCCCGAAGAGCCTGAGCGACTTGTCGCGGCGGTTCCTTGAGGAAGGGTATGTGATGCCCGCGGGCCGGCGGCAGACGATGTTCACCGTCGCCTGCGACATGGCTTCGCGTGGCTGGGGCGTGCAGGAAACCGTCTCCACCATCATGGAGCGGATGCGGCGGGTCGGGCTCCGTGGCGATGACCTCGAGGACTGCCCGCGGCAGATCGCGAACGCGTGGAAGCGGCCCCGGCAGCCCATTCTCGGAAAGGCTGAGGAGTCGGTGCCGGTGGCCGACGCCATCGAAGAGACCAAGACGCCGACGCTGGTCGATGCGATTGAGGCATGGAGCAAGCAGGAAGAGACGCCCGCGATTCCGACCGGCATCCCGAGCATCGACAAGCTCTTCGACGGCGGGCTCCCGCTCGGGCAGATGACCGCGGTCGCGGCGGCCCCCGGCGTCGGCAAGTCGGCTCTCGCGATGCAGTTGGCGATTGACTGCTTGGAGCGGAATCCCGACATGGTGGCCGTGTGGTGCCTGGGTGAGATGACGAGGGCGGCCCTTGGGGCGAGGGCAATCACCACGTTCGGCGGGCGTGAGAACGACCTCACGCTGCAGGATGTCATTCACAAGCAGGGCAACAGCCGCAAGCTCTCAGTCGACCTCTCAAACAAAGTCGGCGACCGGCTCAAGCTGGTCGAGGCTCCGCTGCTCATCGACAAGATTGAGCAGTGCATCAACAAGGACAAGCCCTCGCTGCTCATCGTCGACTATCTGCAACTCGTGAGAGCGAATCGGCACTTTCAGGACAAGACGGGCGAGATCAACGAGTGCCTGCTCAAACTCCGCGAACTCACGACCACCCGGAACATCGCGACTCTGCTCGTGACAAACATCGCGAAGGGCTGCGACCAGAACACTGAGATTGGAAACATTGGCAAGGGCTCCAACCAGATCGATTACGACTGCGACAACTTCCTCTTCGGGCACCGCACCGGCGAGGTCGGCGGCGACGGGGAGCTTCTGGTCGAGTGGAAGTGCAAGAAACTCCGCCAAGGCCAGATGGGCGACGTACAACTCTGGTTCTACGGAAAGTACCAGCGGTTCGAGGACGCTGCCGCTGTGGCCGAGATCCCGGAGTTTGCCGCCCACGCCCCGAAGGCGGTGGATTGGGGGCGGATCGATGGCTAGACCAAAGGACAAGGCGAAGCCAGATGGAAAGCTCGACAAGGGCGAAATGCGTCGCCGCTGGGGGGCTCTGTTGGAGGCAGGGTGCTTCACCCGCCTCGGAGCCCAAGGGCTGCGTATGGCCCTCTGGGTGAACCACACCGCGAACTGGTCTGAGTGCACGGTCTACGTGAGCATCCGCGAGATCGCGAAAGAGATGGGGCTTGGGACTTCGACCGTCTCCAGGGGCATTGCCGAGCTTGTTGACGAGGGCGTTTTGGTTCTTGTCCGGGGCGGTGGGCAGGGCCGGAAATCTGTCTACATGGTGCCCAACTGCGCCCCCGTTCGGTGCGCTGCCGTTCCATACGGGGGCGCAGTTGTTCCCGGAGGTCGGGAACAACTGTTCCATACGGGGGCGCAGTTGTTCCCGAACGCAGGCGCAGTTGTTCCCGGAGGTCGGGAACAACTGCGCCCCCATGTGGAACCTATGACAAGGAGTTTCATTGGTATTCAAGGAAATACCAATGAAACAACCAAGGCGGAGACGGCGGGGGCCGGTTTGAGACCGGCCCCGCCGCTCCGAGAACACAGGAGGATTCGAGATGACAGCGACGGCGACGGATCGCCCGGCACCGCTCACCAAGCGGCAGCGGCAAATCCTTGACGAGGTGGTGAGATTTCATCGTGAGCACGGCTACTGCACATCTGTGCGGGAGTTGATGCGGCGGTTCGGATGGGCCAGCCCGAACGCGGTTGTTTTTCACCTGACAGCCCTGCGTGAGCGTGGACTCGTGACCTGGGAGCCAGGGATTGCACGCACGCTACGCCCGACGGGAGACGCAACATGATGCCAAATCTTGACCCATCACCGGCCCCACTGGTGCTCGCGGACATGCTCGCCATGCACGCATGGAACCCGAATCTGGACGAGGCCACTAGGTCTCTGTGCTCATGGGCTGCCGAAACTATTCGCCTTGTGACCCGCGACAACCACTCCCAGGTGGCTCGTCGCGAGGTGGCAGAACTTGAAACCGAGATGTACCGGCGCATTGCCTACGGTCCCCAGAAAGGTGGTGCCTTGTGATGCTTGAACAACTCACGCTCGTGAGCGTGGGAGTGTTGGTGAATGGATGCACGTTTGCCCTGGGCCTGTTGGCCGGGGCGTCACTTAGGAAGAAGGAGATTCGACATGACCGCGACAGCAACAGTTTCCAAGCCTCGCTCGCGAAAGACCCGGAGTGGTGGCATCGCCCTCAGCGGCGAAACACTCCGCCGCGTGATTAGGGATCTCGAGCCGGCAGTTCCAGCCCGTTCGCCAAAGCCGATTCTGCAGAATGTGCTGCTGGCGAATGGCCGGGCGATTGCGACTGACCTCGAGCTCAGGATCGAGGTGCCCATGCCTGCGGCCACCGGGCCGGCGATGCTCCTGCCGTTCGCGAGGCTCAAGGCGATTGCCTCGACGCTCAATGGCAGCGACGAGGTGACGCTCACGCTCGATGGCTCGTCGTGCGTCGTGACGGCCGGCGGCGGTGAGTGGCGGCTTCCTGTTGAGGATGCTGCCGAGTTTCCGGCGGCGACGGTCAAGGACGGTGCCAGCATAGGCCGCCTACCTGCCGATCAGTTGGCAAGTCTTCTGAACGCGGTGCGGTTTGCGACCGACACCGAGAGCAGCCGCTACGCCCTGGGGGCGGTCTGCATCCAGTTTGATCGTGGCACGGCTGATGCGGAGGAGAGCTGCATCACCTTCGTGGCGACCGATGGCCGCCGGATGGCTGCATCGGAGGCAAAGGTGTCGGCGCAGGATCTCGACAACTCGCAGACGCTCGTGCCGTCGCGGGCTGTCAATGCTCTGGTACGGCTGGCTGGCTCGGCGGAGGCGGTGCAGATGACGTCGACCGGCAGCGAGTTTGTTGCGGTGCTGGGCGACTATGCCGAGGGTGCGGGTGTGACGGGCACAATGCTCCGGGCCCGGCTGACTGATGGCCGGTTTCCGCGTTGGCAGGATGTGGACAAGTCGTATGACGAGCCGAAGTCTCTGGCGGTGGTTGGCGACCTTGCCCATGCCATCGACATGGCAAGCATCTGCACCAGCGAATCGAGCAAGGGTGTGGACTTGGCCATCACGGCTACCGGGCTGGTGCTGTCGGCGAAGTCTGCTGATGCGGGTGCTGCTCGTGTTGAGAGCGAGTTGGTGCAGGCTGGGCACGAGGTTGTCGTGAAGATTGATCCTGCGTTCGCGAGTGAGTGGCTGTCGTGTGGATCGTTTGATAAGGCTGAGACTGTGACCATCGAAGCCCGCGATGCTCAGTCTGCGGTTGTGTTGCGGTGTGGACACTGCCGCACGGTCATCATGCCGATGGCCGCTGAGTGATGAACCTGACCGTGCCGGCTGGCGACGAGGGTGACGATGCCCGGCCAGCCGGCACGAGATTTCAACTGAAAGAGGGAACGAGATGGATCTCGCACGAGTGACTGCGTTATGGCATGACAAGACGCTGCGAACCGATGAGATCGCAATGCAGATGGGCTGTCGTGTTGACACGCTCTACAAGGTGGCTGCCCGGCATGGGCTGCCGAAGCGGCGTGGGGCAAAGACGCGGAGACAGTCCAGGGATGATGGCACTG